TCCTACTATTTCTTCTGGACAGAGCACAAAGGTAATTATCGTTTCTACCCCTCGTGGTATGAATCACTTCTACCGCATGTGGCATGATGCGGAGAGAGGTAAGAATGAATATACTCCAACGGATGTTCACTGGTCTGAGGTTCCTGGTAGAGATGAAGCCTGGAAGGAACAGACCATTGCCAACACTTCAGAAGCACAATTTAAGGTTGAGTTTGAGTGTGAGTTCTTAGGTTCGGTAAACACTCTCATTAACCCAGCAAAACTTAGGAATCTTGTATATGAAAATCCAATTAAAAGAAATGCCGGACTAGACATATATGATAATCCAAAAGAAGAACATAATTATTTGATTACGGTTGACGTTGCTCGTGGTCTTGGAAATGACTATTCAGCGTTTATTGTTTTTGATATTACAGAGTTTCCATACAAAGTAGTTGCAAAATATAGAAATAATGAGATCAAACCTATGCTATTTCCAAATGTTATTTTGGATGTGGCAAAAGGATATAATGATGCCTGGTTATTGGTGGAAGTAAATGATATTGGTGATCAGGTTGCCAACATCCTTCACTTTGATTTGGAATATGAGAACATACTGATGTGTGCGATGAGAGGTCGTGCAGGACAGGTAGTTGGTTCGGGATTTAGTGGTAAAAAATCTCAACTTGGAGTTAGAACCACTGCTGCCGTTAAAAAGTTGGGATGTTCTAACTTAAAAACTCTCTTAGAAGATGATAAGTTACTCACTGTCGATTATGATATTATTTCGGAATTAACGACATTTGCTCAAAGACATAATTCTTTTGAGGCAGAAGAAGGATGTAATGATGACTTGGCAATGTGTCTGGTTATCTTTTCTTGGTTGGTGGCACAGGACTACTTTAAGGAAATGACGGACAATGATGTTCGTAAAAGAATTTATGAAGAACAAAAGAATCAGATCGAACAGGATATGGCACCATTTGGATTTATTGTCGATGGTATAGACGAAATGGGATCATTTGTGGATGATAGTGGAGACAGGTGGTATACGGACGAATATGGAGATATGTCTTACATGTGGGATTACAAGTAATGGATTTTGACGATCAAATAGAATTAGAACATTTATTATTCTTCGATCGTAAATGTAGAGTGTGTAAGAAGGTCAAGAGTTTGATGGATGATTACTATTTGACAAGAAGAGATAGAGGGACATTGCCATCCGCATACTCATATGAATGTAAAGAATGCACTATAAAAAGAGTTAAATCTAAAAAGAAAAAAGAAGTAGTTTGGGAATATCCTGATTGGTAGATATTCACGCACGGTTTCCCCGCTGAAAATACCCTTTTCCATAAATATTTTTAGATAAATTTGGATTGCGAGGAAAAACAAGATGCCATTAAATTTAGCATCTCCTGGTATTGTCGTAAGGGAAGTAGACCTGACAGTTGGAAGAGTTGATCCAACTTCAGATGGTATTGGAGCTATTGTGGCACCTTTTGCACAAGGTCCAGTAGAACTTCCTACACTTGTTGAGAACGAACAGGACTTACTTAACGTTTTCGGTAAACCATATTCTCAAGATAAGCACTACGAGCACTGGCTGACAGCATCGTCATTCCTTGCATACGGCGGATCTTTGAGAGTTGTAAGATCCGACGACGCACAATTAACCAATGCTTTTGTTGGTTCTGCCTCTAGTGTAAAAATTAAGAGCGTTGAGCACTATGAGCAACTTGGATATGATGAGAATGCAATCACTAACGTAACTGTTGCTGCTAGAAACCCAGGTTCATGGGCAAACGGTCTGAGAGTTGGTATTATCGATGCCAAGGCAGATCAAATTCTTACTCTCTCTGCTGCAAATAGTATTGCAGTAGGTTACGGTGTAACTCAGGCAATTTCTGCAGTTCTTCCTGGAGCAGGAACAACTACAGTCCTTGATGGGCACCTGAAAGGAGTTGTAACAGAAGTTGACGGTGTTAATGCATACGTTAAAGTTGTTTCACACGTCTCTGCTAGCGGAACGGAAACCGAAGTTGACTATCAACCATCTGGTGTTTATGCATTCTCTGGTTCTGGTAACGTTGCAATTCACACTGCTGGAATTAACACTTCTTATGCTACAACTTCAGTAACTGCACAGTCTGACTGGTTCGATCAGCAAAACCTTACACTGACTTCATCATCAACAGTTAAGTGGAATACTCTCGCAGATCGTCCTGGAACTTCTGAGTACGCTGCTGCTAGAAACTCAAGGTTTGATGAGGTTCATGTCGTTGTCATTGATGCACAAGGAAAAGTAACTGGCAATGCTGGAACAATCCTTGAGAAGCACCTGAGTCTTTCTAAGGCAAAAGATGCTGAGTTCTCCGTAGGTTCACCTTCTTATTGGAGAAAGTATCTTGCAAATAATTCAGAATATCTGTTTGGTGGAAGTGCTCCTGCAGGAATCGTAACCACTGGATTTAGTGCAAACTTTGATCTCGAAACCGACGTTGGTTGGGACCAAGATGCAGAAGGAATCACTTTTGCTGCAACTGGAAACTCGAATAACACTTTGGGTTCTGGTAATAACTATGATGGTGGAACCAACATCGAATCCTCTGGCGCTTTAACTGCTGGTCTTAGCAGTCTGGTTACTGGATATGGACTCCTCGAAAATACTGAAAATTATGAAGTAGATTTCCTGTTAATGGGATCTGCAGCATATACTAAAACCGATGCTCAAGCACTTGCCAATAAGGTAATTGCAGTCGCTGAGGCAAGAAAGGATGCAATTGCATTTATTTCTCCATACAGAGGTGCAGCAATTACTGATAGTTCTAATGATAGAGCTGCTCAAATAAACTCAGACTCCACTATTACAGATAACGTACTGAGTTTCTTTGCTCCAATCACATCTTCGTCTTATGCAGTATTTGATAGTGGTTACAAGTACATGTATGATAGATTTGCAAACACCTTCCGTTATGTTCCTTTGAATGGAGACATTGCTGGTCTGTGTGCTCGCAATGACATTAACAACTTCCCTTGGTTCTCACCTGCTGGAACATCAAGAGGTGCAATTCTGAATGCTGTTAAACTTGCTTACAATCCTTCCAAGATTCAGAGAGATAGACTTTACTCTGCAAGAGTAAACCCAGTCATCTTCTCACCTGGTGCTGGCATTGTGCTCTTTGGAGATAAGACAGGACTTGCTAAGGCATCGGCATTCGATAGAATTAATGTTCGTCGTTTGTTTGTATACCTTGAGGATGCAATTTCTGCTGCCGCCAAGGACCAACTCTTTGAGTTCAACGATGAGATTACAAGAACAAACTTTGTAAATATCGTTGAACCATTCCTCCGCGATGTTCAGGCAAAGAGAGGAATTTCTGATTATGTCGTTATTTGTGATGAGACAAATAACACTGCTGCTGTGATAGATAATAATGAGTTTATTGCTGACATCTACATTAAACCAGCAAGGTCGATTAACTTCATCGGTCTTACATTTGTTGCCACCAGAACTGGTGTTGCTTTTGAAGAAGTAATTGGTAACGTTTAATTAAATTAGAGGTTTAAAGAACTATGGCAACCCGTCAACAAGTAAACAACATTCCACTCAGAAAAATCACCGATTTCAAGAGTAAACTAACTGGTGGTGGTGCAAGACCAAATCTCTTTGAGGTTGAATTAGGATTTCCTGGTGCTGTAGGTGTCGATAATGACACCTTACAAAAATCAAGATTCCTTGTAAAGGCAGCGGCACTTCCAGCATCGACAGTTGCTCCAATCGATGTTCCATTCAGAGGTCGTATTCTTAAGATCGCTGGAGACAGAACATTTGAAACCTGGACAATCACTGTCATCAACGATGTTGATTTCTCCATTCGCTCAGCATTTGAGAAGTGGATGAACACCATCAACAAGATGAATGATGGCACTGGATTAACAAATCCAGAACAATATCAGTCTGATGCTTTTGTCTATCAGCTTGGTCGTGATGGTGGAATCCTCAGATCTTACAAGTTCTATGATGTATTCCCAACCAATATTTCAACAATTGACCTGAGTTACGAAACCACCGACACCATTGAGGAGTTCACTGTAGAACTTCAGGTTCAGTGGTGGGAAGCATCGAGAGGAACTTCTCCTAATGCTGGTGGTGAAGACATCGCCTAAATAGTGTAACAACAGTCTAAGATAAGATTATAATGGCAAAACTTTTTGGTTTTTCTATTGAGGATACAGAAAAAAAACCAGATTCTATAGTTTCCCCCGTTCCTCAAAATAATGAGGACGGGGTTGATAACTATATTTCTAGTGGATTTTATGGTTCTTATGTAGACATTGAAGGTGTATATAGAACTGAGTTTGATTTAATAAAAAGATATAGAGAAATGGCACTTCACCCAGAGTGTGATGGTGCCATTGAAGATGTTGTAAATGAGGCAATCGTAAGTGACTTGTACGATTCACCCATTGAAATT